CGATCCCCACCTTACCGATGATGGAGGAGCCGGCCGGGATAGGTTGCCCAATGGCCCCCGCAATCGCGTCTAGGTCGGCTTTAACCTGTTGCTGCGTGGCCTCAAGGTTGAAGGCGTTGGAGACTGTCACAGTCCCCAGCGAACCCCCGTTGATGCACAGGTCCCCGTTTTGGAGGATGATGAGGGTTCCGTTGCCGTAGCCGGTGTTGAGAGTTTGCGCGCTACACGCGGAGGCCACACTCACCGTTTGCGCAGAGGCCGGGAGCGCAAAAGCTCCCCCGAGCAGCGCCAGGGCGAATGCGAAGAGAAGCTTTTTCATTTCGGTTCCTCTGAAGGGGTTGGGGGAGGAGCGCGAACCCCTCCCCCTCCCACGCCCCTACTTAGTCGCTTTGGCGGTCCCGCCGTTGGCGAGGCCGGCTTGGGGAGCCGCGTTCGGGTCCCCCCCGAGGTTCACCACCTCCACGCCCTTGGGCTCCACGGCAACCACCTGCACCTCGAAGGTGTTGGGAAGTTGCTCCACAGGCCGAAGGGTGGCGTCCGGGTGGGCGTCGTAGTAGGCCTTGAGGGCCTTCTCCGCGTCCGCATCCTGGGGCTCACAGTGGGGGCCGGGTTGCCACTCGTTGTCGATGGTGAAGATGGTACCCTCCACCAGCCGATGGCCCCCGATGAACGCGGGGGTGTTGAGTTTGTAGGTTGCCATCCCTTACGCCCCCACGGAATAGTTCGGGCCGTACACGTCGAAGACGTTCCGGTCGAACATGCCCGTCATGTAGGCGACCACCGTGCCCGTCGTGGCGTTGGAGCCCGCGACGATGTAGTTCAGGCGGTGGTAGCGGTTCGGGGTCCGCGCCGTGTTGTTGAGTTGGTCCAGCGGGACCTTGTAGCGGAAGATTTTCGCGCCCGTGATCAGGTTCGCGGTGAGGATCACCGGAGAGAGCAGTTGGTCCACCCAGGACGAGTTGTCCGGAGAGGTTTGGTACGCGATTTGGAGGGAGGTGAGGGTCGCGAAGTTCTGGAGGATTTGGACGTGGGCCTCCAGTTGGTCGCCGGCCCCGACGTTGCGGAGGGCCAGCATGTCGATGACGTTGGTGGATGCGCGGGACGCGGTGATGGCCGCACCGGTAGGCGCTCCCGTTGCCGCGAAAGTCCCGTCGAAGACGAGGGAAAGATCAATCATTGGAGAGGTTCCTTAAGGGTTGGAGGGATGGATCAGACCACACGGGCTTCGGTTGAGAGCAGAGCGTCCGAGCACCGGCACGGAATGTCCCGCATCGTCGTCACCACATGGCCGTCCCACTCCCGCATTTGGAGGAGGACGTTGGTCTTGTTCATCGCCTGGAGGTCGAGGTATTGGAGGATGGTCCTGTTCATGTAGAAGGCGGTGCGGCCGGAGACCAGCTTTTCCGGGGCCGCGTCGGAGGTGCGGACCGGGCCGGCAGAGGCCGGTTGGATCGGCAGACGGTGGATGGCCTTCACCATCAGGTTGATGAGGTTCGCCGCGCTCCCGCCGTTGAGCAGACTCACGTCGATGTTGCAGATGCGGACGCAGAACCGCCAGTCGTGGATAGCGAGACCGATCTTCCAGCTCATCCACGTGCGGTAGGCGAGGTACTCGTTGGAGTTCGCGTCCACGATGGGCAGGAGGCCCATATCCCGGTGCTCCAACCCCGCCATCGTTCCGCGGGGGAAGATGGTGTGGATGGTGCGCGGGCCCCAGGTGACCAGCCAAATGGAGGTGTTCGTGGAGCCCGTGCCCCCCGCGTCGATCACGTTGTTGGCGATCGGGGAGGTGGAGGTGGAGACGGTGTTGTAGATGTTGGCGAACCCGGTGAACTGGGTCGGGTCCGTGGAGCGGTTGGCGTACCATAGGTCCGAGGCTACGGTTTGGCCCATCGCCTGTGCGTGGATGGAGTCCTCGCTCGCGCGCAGTTCGTTGAGGTTGCCGCCAAGTTCCGCGAGGTCCTTATCGATGGTGGACCAGTCGGCGTATTGGGAGCAGGTGGCCACGAGTTTGTTCACGCCCGCGAGGGTGCGTTGGACGCCCGAGTTGTACACGCGCCGGGAGGGCGTGGGGAGCTTGACGACCTGGGTGTATTCGAACGCGTTGCCGGACTGACACTCCACCACCAGCATGTCATCGAGCATCCCGTTGTCTTGGGACATCATGTTGACGAGGGTGGAGACTTTGCCGTCCTTGTCGTGGCGGATGGCCCATTCAGCGTAGGTCATCGCGCCGGGAGTGAGAGTTGCCATTGGAGTTCCTTATTGGGTTGGGTTGTCGGGATACAGCGTTTCGGCCGTAGTCCGGGGTCGGGAGGCGGGGCCGGGAGCGGGAATGCTCGTCCCCTCTTGGAGGGCCCGGGCCATGTTGTGGACGAAGCGCACGATGGCCGGGTTCATCCCCGCGCCCGTCAGGTCGAATGCATGACGGGCTTCGAGGGAACCGTAGTCATCAAGCGCGCGGCCAATGGCCGAGGTCACTTTGGCTTTGTTCTCGCCCGAGAACTCCGGGTCGGCGTCGAGTTCGGCCTTCCAGGTGTTCACGGTCTCGGCCCACGCGTCCTGTTGCGCTTTGGCAAAGGCTTCGGCGGACCGGTTCAACTCCGCAACGTGGAGGTCGAGGAGGGATTGACCGACCTCGGGAGAAACGTTGGCCTTTGCCAAGGTCTCCTTGAGGGATGTCATCTGCCCTTCATCGACGGTCACGCCGTCGGGGAGGTTGAATTGGTATGATTCGGCGGTGAGGGGGGCGGGGGGCTCCTCGGGCTTTGGGGTCTCCTCGCTCCCGGGCTTCACTTCCCCCTCAGGCTTCTCCTCCGCGGAGAAAGGAGAGCCCTCGCCGGGGAGCTTCGGAGCTTCGGGCGAGGGCTCAGGGGCCACAGCCGCCTGGACCGGTTCAGCTGCGGGATTGGGGGCGGGGGCTTCCGGTGCGGGTGCCGTGGCCTCCGGAACCGGGGTTGGAGCTTCACTCATCTTGGGCCTCTTCCTTAGCAATCTTCGCGGAAGCATTCTCCCGCATCATCTGGACGTACTCGTTGGGGAACCACGTTTGGAGTTGGGCCATCAGGCGTTGGCCCACGTTGCGGGAGCCCTCACGGAAGGCAACTTCGTCAAACGGGCGGCCCGGGACGTAGGACATGGAGTTGCACCCGCAGAAGTCGAGTTCGTCCCACAGGAACTGACGGCCATCGGAGGTGGACATCAGGAAGCCGAGGATGCGTTTGCGGGCGCGCTCGCGCTCGTCAGCCTTCGTGCGGCGGCGCTGTTCCCGGCGCTCGGAGAGGTCGAATGCGTCGGTCATGGGTACTGCGCCCAGGGGAGTTGGAAGTGGCCGAGGTCTTTGAACTTCTTCCAGTCCCCGCCCCACTCGATGGGGATGTCGAGGGAGACGGCGGCGGCCTTCATCATCTCGGCGATGGGTTCGTACTCGGGGGCCGACCAAGTGATGTGGCCGTTCTCATCCACCGCAGCCACGTCCACTGCACAAGCAAGGCCCTTGGAGTTAGGGAGGTGGCGGGAGTGGAGTGTGGTGCTCGCGCCCTTGGCCACGTTGGCCTGCTCCTCCGCGAGGGTGCGCAGGCCATCGATCACGATGAACTTGCAATGCTGGGCGCAGAGTTCCACCACCTTCACAAGGTCAGGGTGGACGCCGATTAGGTTCTTCTCGGAGCGGGAGTCCATCATGAGTTGGCCGCCTGTAGGGCTTGGAGGGCATTAGTGCCGCCCCCCGTGTCGGTTTCGGAGAGGGTTTTGCCCACGGCTGCGAGGCCCGCGGTCGCTTGGGCTGCGGCCGCGGCGGCTTGTTGCTGGGCACGTTTGGCGCGGATTTCCGCCACCTCCTCCGCGGGCCGGATCAGGCGTGGATTGACCTTGGTGAGGTTGGCGTAGATATCCACCGTCTCATCAAGGTTGATGTTGTCCATGATGGAGGGGTCCACGCCCACCATATTGCCCGCGAGGGCCAGGAGGCGCTCGATGGCCCCCGTGGCGGTGGCGGTGGAGGCCGCCGCGAGCATGGAAATATATTGGACGTCGATTTCCTTCCCGGCGATTTCGGGAGGGGGCGGGGGGAACAGGCCGCGCCGGGCCATGATCGCGAACACCCGGTCGATGATGGGGTCGAGGACTTCGTTGAGGAAGCGCTCGATCACTGGGCCGAGTTGGATGAGCTTTTCCTCCCGCCGGGCGTCGATTTCGGTCGCGGTGCGGACGGTTTGGAGGGAGGAAATCATCATGAACAGGTCGTTGAAGAAGATGGTCTTGATGCGGGCTTGGACCTCTTGGATGTCGGCCATCAATTCTTGGATGCGCGGGTCCACTTGGTAAGCGGGCTTGAAGCCAGAGCCTTGGAGGTCCGCGACGTAGTTCACCGCGCCGGGGAGGACTGAGGAAGGCTCGTTCTTCATGGAGACGGAGGCCACCATCGGGGGGCGCACGAGTTTGTCGATGGCTTCGGCCTTGCGGCGCTGTTCGATTTGGAGTTGGCGTAGGTCGCCGAGAGCGTCCATCCCCGGGCCCGCGGTGCCGTAGGCGTCATTGGAGGTGAGGGCCCAGCGCCCCGCCATGAAGGGCTTCTCGCGAAAGCCGCTGAGGGCGAGGAGGTGGTCCCCCGGCCCGCTACGCTCCCAATACACCTCGCGGTATTTAAAGGAGGGGGGGACGACGTAGGGGAGTTCCTTCTGCCCGGCCTCCCACATGCGGGTGTTGGGCTCGATGACGTGGCGGATGACGATTTCGTTGGTCCGCATCGCGCCGCCCTGTTGGTAGGCGAGGCGGGTGGATTCGCTCACATTGTCGAGGCCGAATTGTCGCACGGCCGCGTCAACGGTGAGGGGGAACTCTCGGGCGTAGATGTCCACGGAGTTCGTGGGGCCGACGCCCAGGAAGTATTCGCCCTGGCAGGGGTTGTAGCAGCGGATGACCTGTTCGGAGTCCTCGAAGATCACCATAACTCCGGTGCAGAACGCGGTAAGGTCCACATAGAGTTGGGCGATGGCTTGATAGAAGTTGGACTCATCGAACACGCGGAACATGCGCCGCTCGCATTCGGCGAGCCAGGACTTTGCGGGGCCGAAGGTGTCGTCGTCCATTCCATGGAGGCCGAGACGGAACCACGGACGGTTGGGGTCCGTGAGGCCGCCCATCATCCCTGCGGAGCAGGTGCGAGCGGCGATGACACCGGTGGAGTCAATGATGGCCTGGTTGGCCTGGGAGCCCCGGTTGAATTGGTTGGGGGTGACGAACCACTTGTACCGGCGGGGGAACAGCATCTCCGCGATTTGGGACCAGTGGACCCACCAAGAACGGCGGTTGATTTCCAACCCGGCGACCAGGGAATCGCTTTGGTCCCGCACGATCTTGCGGAGGTCCGGAGGGATGCGGGACGGGTCGATCATTAGTAGAGAATTTCCATGCGGCGCGGAGCATGTCCTGTGAAAGTATATTTCAATTGAGATTTTTTCTGCACATTCAAGATGGGTTTGTACGCACTCCACGCTCTCTCACATTTCTTACAATAGGCGGCGTGGGTAGCCATTCCTTCCACTGTTGTACGCCTAAAATGCTTACGATGAGTCATCGTACAAATAAGAAACTGAATCATTGGCCTAACAGGGTCTTCCGCTGCGCCCGGTTGGAGGTCGCGGTGGAGGGAATGGAGGCGGTGAGGAAGGTGCCTCCGAGGGTGGGAGCGCCTTGTGGTTTGGGCGTAATCATCGCCGGAGTGGGCGGCGGGGGCACGGATTGGGGGGTAGGGATTTTGGGAGAGCCCATTAGTGGTACGTGGCCTCCTGAGGAATGGTGGCTTGGAACGCGGCGACGGAGAGGGGATCGTAATCCATCTTCGCAGTGGGAGCGGAGCGTCGGAGGCGGGGGGAAACGGGGAAGGCGAAGGTGAGAGCTAGGAAGTCCGCGATATCTGGCGAGGGGCGGCCCAGCATCCGCATGTCCTCTTTCGACGCGAGTTGGATTTGCTGCTTTCGGTCGAAACGGTACTCGATGGAGACCAGTTGGTCCTGAAGCTCCTCCATGTCCTCAACCGCCCCGCCTTCGCGAAGCCAATCGCGAAGAAGGACGTACATCTCTGCCCGCTTGTTGGCCACAAGGGCACCGCCGGGGCGGGAGGACGGGGAGGAGCCGAAGTTCACCCCGATGCAGGAGTGACCGAGGTGGCGCACGAAGTCCACCACGCCCGCGCCCACGCCGCCTTCGTCAATGAAGACGGCATCGGGGGAATGGGCGTTGATTAGGGCGGCAATCTTCGAACCGAGTTCAACGGTGGAAAGCCCCCTCCACCGATTGCACGGGAGCGATCGAGCATCCTTTCCACGGCGGAATCCCGCGACTGATTCGTTATTCCCGAATCGGGCAACGTCAACTGCGAGGACCAATGGCTCCCACGGTTGGGAAACGGGCTCTCGGGTGCGGGCATAGCGGATCGTCTCCACGGGGATTAGCTGGAGCATTGAGGAGTCCGGGAACTCCCCAAGGAAGCGGACCTTAACGTAGTCGTCGTCTTCGCCCCACAAGGCTATGGCCTTGTTGATAGTTTCGTGGTTGGTAAGTTTCACCGCGCGGGAGTCCACGGTGTATTGCATCCAGAGGGCGGAGAACTTGTAGAAGCACTCGTAGAAGCGGCCGAAGTTCTTCGTAGGGTTGGAGGCGGCGATCCAGATTACCTGGGTATCCGCCTCACGGGTCGCGCCGTCGCCCCGTTCCCAAATGGCGTCATCGATACCGGAGGCCTCTTCGAAGATCATCAGCACCCGGCCGCCCTGGTTGTGGAGGCCGGACCACGCATCGGGGTTCTCGGCGGACCACGGGACGGCATCGAAGTGCCATTCGCGTTCGAGTTCGGGATCGGCCGCATAGAGCCGCGTGGCCGTCATCTTGAAGAACTTCTTCGCGAGGAAGAGGCGATACCACTTCGCTAACTCACTCCAAAGGACGTTGGTCAGCTGCTTCTCGGTGTTCGCGGTGGCACGGCCCTTGGTGTTGACTTTGGTGGAGAAGGCCCACCAGATGATGATGGAGATAAGGCCGGTTTTGCCGACGTTGTTGCCGGACTTGATGGCGGCTTGGATGGCCTCCCCGATCCACCGCTCGCTTTGCCAGTTGGAGGGGTCGGTGAGTTTGGCTTGGAGGTCCCGGAGGACCTTGGCTTGCCACTCTTCCAGCCACCGGCCCGCGAGTTCGGTGCCAGGCTCGCCCCACGGGAACATGGTAACGGCGAAGTCGTAGGGGCGGTTTTCGAGGCTTGCGAGAAGCTCGATCAGTTCGTCATCCGAGGATTTCGACGCCCCCCGCATGGGCTAGGTTCCACCGTGTTGTTTGAGGCGGTCGCGGGCCGCTTGGAGGCGGGAGCCAAAGTCCGCATGGATGTTCAGGTTCATCTGCTTGGCCACGGGAGCGTAGCCCGCGCGGTCGGAGATGGTTTTGAGAAACTCGTTGAGCATTTGGGGCGTGATCTTCTCCGGCTCCTCGTCGAGGCGGCGTTGGATTTCCTGGAGGATGTCGTCGGAGAGAATCTTCGCTTTGGAGATGAAGTCCGCGAGTTCGTCCCGCTGTTGTTCGGCGTAGAAGGCTTCGAGCTCTTGGAAGGCGGGAGAGTTGCGGAGGGTGGAGATGCGGTGCGCGGTGTAGTTCGTGGCGCGGGCGACGTCGTTCACGGACATGCCCGTGGCGAGGAGTTGGGCCGCAAAGTGGTGTGATTGGCGAACCTGCTTGAGGTCCACGGGCTTCACCCCCACAACCTCTCCGGACTCCACATGCGCGACCATCGCGTTGATGTCCTCGTCGGTGAGGGGACCTGTTTCGAGGAACACGTCTTGGGGCCGGCGCTTTGGCCTACGCCCGCCCAGCCCCGCCGGGAAGTGACGGGTGGAGACCTCTTCGGCCATTTCGGGAGTGAAGACGGGAGGAGTTTGGGTCATGGGAGGTAAGACATACTACCGCGGGGTTTGGGGCCGGGCTATGGGGGCAGGCTGCGCCGTATACAAGATGTGGGTCAAGCAAAATCGGCGTGTAGGGCGGGATTTGGAGCTTGACAAGGGGGAGGGGTGGGACTACGCGCGCGTGCGCCTGTGCGCGCGGTTTATAGCGCATGCGTGCCCCCCGTGCCTCTCTCATACATACTACCGTTGAGGGAGTGCTAGTGTAGGAGGGTCATTTGCGCGCGAGGGGCGGGGGGTAGTCGGCGGGTGGGGGGTGGGGGTGTGTGGAGAGGAATGCTTTTGTCGCGTCTCTTGCACCAGAAAGAAAGAGTTTGACCGTTCCTCCAAACTGTGAGCAAGATGCGGTCAGCATCAACGGAGGCACACATGCCCGTCATCCACGACTACGACACGCTTGAAGTTCTCCCCGGCGGAAAGCACGTCATTGCGCGCCGCCCGCTTCGCCAACGCGAAGGCTGCGTCCCGGCTGAAATCGTGCTCTGCTATCTCCCTCACAACCGCGTGACGCCTTGGGCTACATGGCAGCGCAACACGCAAGAGTTTGAGGGGACCTATTGGGGCCATTACTTCGGCGCGGATGAGGAGGAAAAGGCGCGCGCTGATTTCGCTATACGCGGAAGCTAGTCGCGCCCGGGCATCCACCCCAACGCCCCCAAACCCCTGGCCTCACCCACCAGGGGTTTTTCTTTGCGTGGAGTTCCACGCGGAGGGCGCGCGTTATCCCCGATCCGCGAATCCCGTTAAGAGGGTTGGGTAGGGGGGTATAGGCCTGTCAAAAGTGATTTGTGTTTCGGATATATATGTGCATGTGGAACAGAACTAGAACGAACAGGCCAGAGGGCTAGACACGGCCGCGTTAACGCAATACGTTCATGCGGGATATCAGCCACTTAGGAGCCCGCGCGCCATGCCCGCCCCCCACACAATCACTCCACAAATGGAAGGTGTGCGCCGCATTGCGGATGAGGTGCGAAGTAGCCGCCAAGAGGTGCATGTGTGGTTTCGCGTTACGCCGCAGAGGGATTTGCGCGCGTGTGCGGCTGCGGTGCGTGGGATGCAAGCCGCGTTTAGTTCCGTGCGGGCCAAGGCGCGGAGGAGATCAGCGCAACTGGCTGGGGAGAACTTCTCCATCCGCGACGCTCCCGTTCGTGGGCCTTACGATGACATCGCGTGTGTGAAGCACATTCTTCCCCAGGAGGAAGGCTTCAAACTCGTCTTCATGCCTGGGTTTATGTACGCGATTGATGCGGAGATTACCAATGCGAAGGGAGAGCCATTGCAACAGGTTGATCCAACACTTGGACGCTTCCATGCGTTGTTTATGAAAGTTCTCCTGTTGGCAGAGCACGCTCATAAACATCAAGAAACGTGGCATTGGCCCCTCAATCCTGAGGAAACCTCATTCATCCGGGAATATGACCAAGCTCAATTCGAGGCCCACATTCTCCCCCAATATCTCCCGTGGATGCAGGAGGACAAACCCACACACTCCGGGAGCCGGGAAACCCAATTCGGGGAAGTTGTAGATTTGGCGGATTTAGGGGAGGAGGAATTAGAGTTTGACAACGGGGAGGAAGCGGGGGCATAGTTTCGTGGCGTTGAAATCCAACGGGAAGGAACCCGACAATGACCACATTTTATGTCTTAGGGGTAGAAGGGAAACCTTGGGTCCTTCAACTCGAAGGCTTTCCCTCTCTAAACGAGGCCCGACGCGCCGTGAATTGGCAATGCGTAGGTCAAGGTCGCCGCAGCGAATGGGCAATCTGCACACGTACAGGGCCCGATACTTTTCAAGATGAAACAGGGAAGGCTCTAACCGTCCATCGTGGAATTTACACCGAGGAAGCGTGGGAACGCTTCCTCCGCGCTTGTGGGATGGGGGAATAGGGATGCGCGCGTACTCCAACATCGAACCGTCCGCTTTCCGTAAAGGCGAATACGTCGGATACCGAGAAGGTCAAGTCTGGCGCATCCGGCGCAACATGCGCGGCAAGCTTTGGGGCGCAAACGTCGCGGAGGGTGGAACCCATTTCATCTTCGCAGCGACCCTCGACGAAATGAGCCAAAAGCTCCGGGAGGGTCCAACCACAACGCACTACTAACCTACAACGCGCCAAACCGCCCCAACCGCCTCCGGCGCGAATGCGTGCGGAGGCTTTGGGGTGCCTAAAGGGTTCGTCCCTTCACCTACGGCTAGGAGGTCCCATGACCCGCGCGGGCAACCGCTAAAGGGGTTAACACTTTCTCAACCACACGCGCCGACAACGCGCCCTAGCCGGGAGGTGGAAACACTGGCCCGGCTTTGGGGTGCAAGCTTAGGAGCAACCAATGAGCATTCAAGAAATCTACGACCAACTTCACGCTGACAACGAAGCAACGGACAGTTTCCTTTGTGCAGCGTTGGCAAGAGGCGACACGAACGCGGTTTCCATCTGGCAAGAAACTCTCCAAGCCGGGAAAGCGGCGCAAAATGCCGTGGAGGCATACTTGAAGGTGTTGAGCAAATGAACCAAGCCCTCCGCATCTTTTGGGAAATCCAACGCGGGCACTGGGACCTCGTCCTCCGCGCCTACGAGCCCCAACATCGCATTCGTCGTGACCGGGCGCAGCTACAACTCGCCTTCTACATCCTCGCGCTTGAGGGCGCAGCAGAAGCTTAGACCTTCAACCTTCCGGGAGGTACGCTTCCCGGAACATTGAATGCCTAGGGAGACTACACAATGCCTGACTATGTTCCCCTCCCCCTCCGCGTGCTCACGCGCAACATGCAGACGGGGGAAATCACCGAGCGCGTGATCGACCACAACAACCACCATGACCGCGTTTGGCTCGGGAAGCATTGCTTTTGGGCCTTTCGGAACGGGCGTGGGGTTCAGACGGAGCCGTGCAATGGCTGAACGCCTCTTCCTCCAAATCGTCACCCTCCTATCCCTCACCGTGGCCGTTCTGGCGTTGGGCTTCGCCCTCACGCGGGGCGGGTACGTCCACCTTACACCCCTCCGCGCCACCCTACTTGCCCCCGGCGCGGCCAGCTTGGAGAGAACCTGATGAAATGGTTGAGAAAAATCCTCGCCAGCTACTGGCGCGCGGTCACGCGGGACTTGAGCCGGGAGACCGAGGAACAGTGGCTCGACCGCCAGTGGTAGGGCCTTTCATCGAAAAGCGATAAACCAAATTGCCCCTCACGCGAAATTAGCTGGCCCCAACGCACTAACCCCCGGCTAATTTCGCCACAGGGGCTCTTTTCGGAGCACCCCATGCACGAACCCTACAACCTCACCCCCGCCGACATCATGGACCTCCGGGGCTCCTGCCCGATCCGAGGGTCCAGCGACGGTACCCACGACCGCCTAGGCGTCCCCTTCATCGTGGCGATCCCCAGCGACGGCACGTTCGCCCTACACGCCTACGGGTCGCCCCAAGCGATCCACGCGGACCCCCGCGTTCTCGGCGCGTGCCTCCTGGCCGAACGCCTGGAGCCGGGCTACATCGCCCGCATCCTTTCCACCGAAGACCCCGCGACCCTGGCCGCCCTCTCCCCCGCCGAGCGCCAGCGCCAACGCGCCCAGCGGGCCGAGGAGACCGCACGCGCAGCCGCCTACCGCCGGGAGCAGGACGAGGCCGCCTCCCGCCGCATGAGCCTCATAGACGCCTCGCGCGTCTCCCTGGACGACATCTAACCCTCCCACGTGACGCGAGGGCCGAAGGCCCGTAGACGTCGGAGACACCTCAGGCCCTTCGGGGCCTTTCTTTTTGTGTTGACACTATAGTCCCCCGGGAGCTTAATGCCCCCTGTAGCGTTTCAACCCCGCGCACCCACGCGCACCTATGGAGCAATCACCCCATGCCTCACTTCCACGACCAACACCCCCGCCTCGCCCGCAAGTTCGCGGACCACGAAGTCTCCGTCCCCGCCGTCTTCGCCCCCGGCCACACCCTCTCCGACGCCGAGTCCAAGTGGATGAACTCCCAACTCGCCACCGTCACCGGGAACGCCTTCGCCGGCTCCATCCGCCGGGCGCTGGAAGCCGAGAACACGAAGCGCGCCGCCGCCCACAAGGCCAAGAAGTACGAAGGCCCGATGGACGAGACGGGCAAGAAGCCCGCCCCCGCCACCTTCGCGGACCTCGGCTGGAACGCGCAAGAGAAGTTCAACGAGGTCTTCTCCAACTACACCCTCGGCGAATCCAACCGCGGCACGGGCGCTGGGACCTCCAAGGACCCCATCGACCAACTCATCCGCACCTTCTCCGTCATGGACATCAAGGCCCGGCTGGCGAAGAAGAACCTCACCCCCGGCCCGTTCTACAAGGCCCCCTCGTCCCAACCGGACGTCTACAAGTCCAAGTGGGAGGAACTGGTCGGTGAGAACATCAAGGCCAAGCATGATGAGTTCAAGGCCCAGGCCGAGGCCCAACTGGTCCAACTGGCTGGCACCGACACCGAGCAGGATGACCTGATCGACAGCTTGGAGGCCCCGCAAGCCGAGGCCGCCTAAGAGGTCCGTGCGGAGGGCTCTCCCTCCCCCATCACCGCCACCCTCCGCACAACGGGACGCCCCAGGGAAAACCTTGGGGCGTTTCCTTTTAGTAGGAGGCCGAACAGAGGAGGTTCCAATGAAAGAGTTCATCCGCGAACACTTTGGCGCACAAATCGTCCGCTGGGACGACTTCGACGGGGAGGAGTGGACCTACGAAGTGGTCTACGCCGGCCAACTCATCCGCGCCTCTTCCCCCGCGCTGATCCTCCGCGCGCTCATCGACCTCCAAGAACCCTTCGGCCGCGTGCTCTACCTCGCGGCCTCGGACGGAATGAGGCTGGCAGCATGACCCTAATCTACCTCCTACTCCTCTCCCTCCTCTGCTGGATCAGCGGCGTGCTCACCGGCTACCACATGTACAAGCTCCACGGGGAGGAGGAATGAAGGGCACCCTCCACCCCCACTCCCCCGAAATGCTGTGGTACTCCGCGTACGCCAACCCCCCAGGGATTCGGGTGAGGGTAAGGGACCGTGGGGAGGGGCTTGAATGGCTCTACCGCGCGCGGAGGGAACTCCAAGACCCCGACCTCGCGCACCTCGAAATCCGCACCGATCCGAGGGACCTCAACGTGCTATGGATCGTGAACCCCGGTGTGCCCGAATGATTCGCCTCCGTCTTCCCTATAACGAATGGATTCGTGCTGTGGAGGATGGGACTATCACAGCAAAGCGTGAGCAAATGGAGCGGATGGAACAGGACCTTGATAAGTTCCCGCGCCCTCACATTGAGAAGGCCGCTCTTAACCTTCTAACCTTCGGCTCCAACATATGTTGGGCGGACTCTGAGGGCAACATCCACAACGAGCCGATAGGGACATAAGATGCCTGCCTCCCTCCCCTTCGACTGGGAACGAGTGAATTGGAGGATTCGGAGCGACGACCTCGCCCTTCTCGAAGTCCTCTTCCCCGGCAAGGTGAATGAGGTCGCGCGGGATGTGTTGCACCAGTACTGTGAACACCTTCAACAACAAGCTATTCCGGGAAGTTCAAAGTCGCGAACTCTCCCCAAAACCGCTTAGCACAAATATCACGCATTCTGGCCGCCATTTCTGCGGTTGGAAAAACTCCAATAATAGTTGTATCCCGTTTGTGGACTAAATAAGCTTGCCAGCCCGCACCCCGCTTCCTTACTCCAATAAAGCCGGAAGCCCCACTCGAAATTCTTCCGTGGTTCGCGCTATTTTGCTGTTGAGAACAAATCCTTAGATTCTGTTTTCTACAGTCTGTACCGTCACGATTTACGTGGTCTACAAGTTGTCCTCTTTCAGCCTTCATTATAAGGCGGTGGAGGGCTTGCGCCTTTATTCCTTTTGATTTATCCGCGCGGCAATAAACATAAGGAGTCTTACCGTGGTGGTGCTTTGTTAAGTACCAATCAAAGCCCTTAACCACGGTGAAATCTTCCTCATCAATTTGTGCCATACCACCGTCGCTTAATTCTAGTATCATGTGGAATTTCCTTCTTTGTGACAGTTAGCGTTATACGACCCAGCCGAGGACCTGTCAACCGCACGCTAGGGCTGGTATGCCGCGCGCTGCCAGCCCCCTAGCCCTAGCGGCTTGACCCCTGCCCCCGACCTGTGCCATTCTGCACGGCATGGACACGCTGCTAGCAAATGACAGTCCCCGCCTCCTCACCACTGAGGAGGCAGCCTCCATCCTCGACGTGGCCCCCGAAACCCTAGTCACGTGGCGCGCCCGCAGGCGCGGCCCCCCCTACGTCAAGATGGAGGGCGGCAAAGTTCGCTACCTCCTCTCCGACATCCACGCCTACATCCAAGCCTCCACCATCAACCCCTCGGAGCGTGCCTAATGCCCCGAACCCTCCAACTCACCATCACCCTCGAACTCGACGTGAACTGCGACTTCGACGGGGAGTGGTACGTCGAGGAAGACGATGGCATCATCGCCATCCGCCTCGACGACTCCGACATCACCGAGGAAACCACCCTCTCAGCCTTCCTCTCCTCCCCCACAATCCTCTCCCGCATCGCAGAGGAGTACGCCAGCCAAGAACCTTAAAGTTTCGGCCCAACAGGTGCTCCCGTTTCCAACCCCAGGGAAGCCCAAGGAACCCGAAGGCGCATAGCAGCGCTGTGATCGCCGGATTAGTTGTCTGGCTCCTGTCAAGGGGTTAGACGCTATCGCAGTAGGAGGCCCGCCCTCCGAGCATACGTTGAAGATGAAGACGACGTTGGACAACTAACCGGTTCTACCCTCCACCTTCCGATCCCCTCCTCTCGTTCAGCGAGGGCTCGGGCACTCAAACCCCCCTGAGGGAGCCTCCGGAAACGGCCCCACCCTTCCGAAGCTCCACGCCCGAGCCCTCACCCAACTAGAGCCCTAAGGAGCCCTCCAATGCGCCCCATCGAAGTTGGAGACGTAGTCGAAGCCCTCCTCGGGTGCGAGGAATTCGCTCCCGGAGCCCGCTTCATTTGCAGCGGCATCTACTCCGGGCCGCCCACACGCTGCACGGTTTGCGCCGACACCGATCCCCGTTGCCGCGGCATCTTCCTCGCCAACTTGTCGGCCGAAGACCCGAGGTTCGGTCCCCACGACCCCTGGCGCCCCGTCGCATGGTCCGGCTGCGCATTCGTTCCCATCTTCCCGCGCCTCTGCGAAGAGGTTGAAGACATTGAGGAGCCCGTTGACGCATGATGCCCGCTCACTGGCAATGGCCGCAATACTTTATGATCGCGTTCGCCACCGTCATGTTCCTTATTGCATTTACCCAACACAACAAACCGCGCGCCGGCAACTATTCCGCCGGTGAAACCTTCATCATGTGGAGTTTCATCATGATGGTCCTTATCGCTGGGAACTTCTTTAGATGACCTCTCCCCTTCTCTTCACCGACCCGGACGCGTTAACGAAGCTCTTCGACGCGGATCCTCTCACCCTAGATGACGCGCAAATCATGCAACTCATCACCGAACTCCGCCGCCGCCGCTCAGTCTTCGCCTCCGAAGAAGCCGCCAAGACCCTCGCGGGCAAATCCAAGCGCGCGAAGACCGAGGCCCCCAAAGACGCCGAAGGCGCGGCCCTTGCCGACAAACCCACCTCCGAAGTTTCGTTGGATGATATATGATGACCGAGGAAGACGCCAAGACGAAATGGTGCCCGTTCGTGCGCGCCGTGGCGTGTTGCGATCAGACGTGGGCCAACCGTCCGCTCGATGGCCCCGAAGACACCGGCCTGTTCAGGGACGAGAAGACCCGCTGCATCGCCTCTGCCTGCATGGCGTGGAGGTGGGCGTCTAATTCCGAAGAGGGCCGTAAAATCTACGGAGGCTTTTGTGGGCTAGCGGGTGAATTGCCGTGACCACTCTCGCCCCCTCCCCCTACTCCACCCAACTCCCCTCCTTCCGCATCGCGTGGGACTCCGTCACCCTCGGCGCATACAAAAGATGCCCCCGCTACTTCCAATACACAATCCTCGAAAACTGGACCACGCGCACCCGCAGCGTTCACTTGGAGTTCGGGGGCCTCTACGCCGCCGCCCTTGAACGCTACGCCCACGCCAAAGCTTCCGGCGCGACGCACGACTCCGCGACGCTGGCGATGGTCCGTTGGGCATTGGAGAACTCCGGGGAGCGTGACGAGAACGGTGAGTGGCTCCCCTGGACCCCCGAAGGCGAAGCCGCCTCCCTCAAAAACCGCTACACCCTAATCCGCTCTCTCGTCTGGAACGTTGAAGACCGCCTGGGCACCCCCTTCCAAACCCTCATCCTCGCCAACGGCAAACCCGCGACGGAGCTAAGCTTTAGCTTCCCCCTCTTCGAAGTCGGCGGGGAAGAGGTGTCATATTGCGGCCACTTTGACGAAATCGTCACCTTCGACGGCCAGGAGTGGGTCAAGGACGACAAAACGAGCAAGAATTCCCTCGACGGCAACTACCGCCAATCCTTCACCCCCGACAACCAAATGTCCGGCTACACCGTCGCGGGGAAGATCGTTCTCAAGCGCCCCATTCGCGGTGTCCTCGTCCGCGCCTGCCAAGTGGGTGTGAACTTCAACCGCTTCGCCACCTTCCCAGTCCCACGCCCCCAAGCTGTCCTAGACGAGTGGACCCGCGACGCACAAGTGTGGATCACCCGCGCCCGTGAAGACGCGCAACGCGGCTTCTTCCCCCTCAACGACCGCGCCTGCTTCGGCTGCGAGTTCCGCAAGGTGTGCGGGGTGAGCCCCAACCACCGCGAGGCGTGGTTAAAGGAAGATTTCGTGCAACGAGCCCCTTGGAATCCCCTCTTGGTCCGTGGAGACGTATGATGACCTCCCGCCTCTTCGTCCGCGAAGTCGGGGCCTCCCGCTTCGAAACCCACAACGGCGATTTCCCCACCTCCGAACTCGCCGAAGCCGAGGGCCAAAACCTCTGCACCAACGGCAACGTGGAGGAATTCCAAGTCTGGACCCTCCACTCCCAATTCCGCCGCTCGACGGTGGTGGAGAAGGTGGAGCTCCCGTGACCCCCGACCTCCCCACTCTCAAATCCCTACTCGCCAGGGTCGAAGGGGCGACGGGGGCGGATAGGGAACTGGACGGCGACCTGTGGTGGACGCTCGATCACGGCCGAGCCGAGCGCGTCTTCAGCACCGGGGCGCTTGGACTGCCGCGCCGCTACCCGGCGACCTTGCCAATCCCGGGCGGTCTCGGTCGCGCTGGCGTACAGGCGATGGCTCCTGAGTTTACCGCCTCCCTCGACGCCGCGCTGGCGTTGTGTGAGCGGGTGCTGCCGGGATGTGGGATCGACATCGGACTTTACCCAGCTGAACCGCCGGGTCGGCCAACGCCGCTCGCTGAGGCTACCATGCGGGCGTGCGACAGCGGGCATCCGTTCGTGGCTGTGCGGCCCTGCTTTGCGCCAACCGCAGCCCTCGCCCTCCTCGCCGCCCTCCTAAAGGCCCTCATCTCCCAGGAGTAATCCCATGCCTGAACAGGAACTCCGCGAACAGTCCGCCGAAGAGCTGATCAGAGAACTGACGTGGATCGTGTCGCGGGTCAACCAAGGGCTGCATCTCAACGACGGTCACCTGGATTTTATCCAAGAGGCTGCGCGCCGTCTCGCCCTCCTCCCCAAGGACGAGTGGCGGACGGAAGACGGTATCCCAGGGAGCCCGTCTTCGCCCCCAAGCGGGCGACCCGAGACGCTGCGTCCGGCTGACTTCCTGCCATGCCCGTTCTGCGGCGGCGTCGATATCGACGACGAAGCCGTAAACGCGATCAGCTGCCGAGACTGCGGAGGGGGCGTGCGCTTGGATTGGAACCCGGGCATGGACGAGGAAATCGTTGTCGCCGCCTGGAACCGCCGCCTCCAGCCCGCCCCCTCCCCCTGGCGGTCTATAGAGAGCGATCCGCCGCCGAAGGATGGGACGCGGGTGCTGCTGTGGTCGCCCGTCTGGGAAATGTCCTGGGGCGTGCAAGTCGGCCGCTTCGAAGGCGACCGTTGGGTCACCGACGAAGGCGAGGTCCGCGACGATGAAGAATGGCCCCTGTACGACGACGGCGAGGGCGACGCGGACGAAGACGACGAAGACGGCCCGATCACGCTAGGTCCGACCGTCTGGATGACCCTCCCCGCCCCTCCAACCCTCATCTCCCAACAGGAGGCCGAGCGTGACTGAAGATCAGAAGCTGGTGGAGCGGTTGGAGGCGTGGGTTGCCGAACTTGACGCGGACGCGCGGGTTTACGATCAGGCAGGCCCTTCCGTGTCGATCCATGCTGACGGAATCAAGGCAGAAGCCGAGCTCCTCCGCGCCGCCGCCGACAGGATCAGGGCGCTTGAGGGGGAGAGTGAGGCTCCTGAATTTCGCCCGGAGTTGTGGGCCAATCCAGCCTATGACGTGAGCGGCGACCGCATTTCCAATGGGATCGAGCGCCTGAAGGCCGCGACCAATGTCCAGCAAAAGGGCACCCCCGATCAACTAGCGCTCGTCTGGCGGATCGATGTGATGAACGTCCTCGCGCAACTCGCATGGCGAATTGCTCAGTCCGACAATCGTAAAGCCCGCGCCGAACGCCTTCAGGCACAGGTGGAGGCGCTTTTCGCGGGCGGCTTCATTGAAGCCGGAACGCGCCTGACGATGCCGGATGGCCATCGAATGGAGTGGGCTCAGGAACTTGACACGCGACTAGAGCCTCTTCGCGTCCTCCTCTCCAAACAGGAGAAGGAAGGATGAGCAAGGTTCCTCCCGGGACCTCTCCCGGTCAACCTGTGGGGCTCGCGACGACCGTCGTCAACAAGGCGCGGGGCGAAGCCTACGACGTCTACATCGGCCGCCCGAGCAAATGGGGCAATCCCTACGTGATCGGGCCACATGGTTCGAGGGAAGAGGTCATCGCGAAGTGTCGAGCATGGATCGCGAACCGGCCGCATCTCTTAGCCGATCTTCCGTCGTTGCGAGGCAAACGTCTGGGTTGCTTCTGTAGCCCGCTACCCTGTCACGGCGACGTGCTCGCCGAAATGGCTGATCACTACGCGCCACTCACCTCAACCCCGGGAGCCCCAAATGACTGATGAAGCCAAGGGCGTGAAGCTGACGGAAGAGGCGCCCGTTTGCCCGTTCTGCGGCGAGGAGTTCAGGCTGGTTTGGATCGGGCACGATCCGCCAGAACCCTACGGCGACGTGTGCGGCTGTCCGGAGGCGAAAGAGGAACTTCGCTGGGCCAGTGCGGAGAAGAACGCGTCTGATCACGAGGCGGCCGCCGGCCGACAAGCCCTCTCCCAGGAGGGTGAAGGGAAGTGAGTCTTCCGCCCAGAGCCAGCCAGGATGCGTGGCCTTCGGCCTACAACACCCGTCGCGGTGCGATCTGAAATGAGCCGCAAGGCCGTGACCAAAGCCGCCCTTCGCCGAGCGTTCGAAATCCTTGAAGAGCGCGGGCGGGTGGTCACGGCCCTGACGGAGCACCCGGACGGATCTGTCACCTTCGGCTTGACGGATGGCGCCAGCACGACCCTACCCTCAGCCTCCGATTCAGAGGCGGAGGCGGCATGGGACAAGGCGCTAGGCCTCCGGTGACGCGGAAGCTGCCCTTCCTGAAGTCCTATCGCGACCGGCACGGCGTCGTGCGCCACTACCTGCGGCGTCGGGGCTTCAAGGACATATCGCTGCCCGGTGAGTACGGCTCCCGCGAGTTCGTGGACGCCTACTGGCAGGCCCGCGAGAACGCCGAGCCGCGCGAGAAGGGCGCCGAGCGCATCGCGCCTGGCTCTTGCTCAGCCCTGGTGGCGCTCTACTACCAGTCCAAGGCGTTCAGGGGCCTGCAACCCAAGACCCGCGCCACCTACCGCGGCGTCCTCGAAAAGTTTCGCCAGGCGCATGGCGACAAGCCGGTGCGCGGCCTGAAACAGCGCCACATCGTCGCCATTCTGGACGGCTTGGAGGGCAACGAGCAGACCTGGCGCAAGTGCATCCGCCTGATCCTGAGCCTGGCGTTGGAACGCGGCTGGATCGACACGCACCCGATGAGCGAGATGCGACGCCCGAAGAAGGCCAAGGAGGGCTTCCGGGCCTGGACAGGAGAGGACATCGCGCAATTTGAGGCGAGGTGGCCCAGCGGCTCGCGGGAGCGGCTGGCGCTGGCGCTGCTGCTCTATACCGGCCAGCGTCGCCAGGACGTGATCGTCATGGGCCGCCAGCACGTCAGGGGCGGCGTCATATCTGTCGTGCAGCAGAAGACGGGCACTCGCCTTGAAATCCCGCTGGCGATCCCCTTGCGGTCCGAGTTGGCCCAGGTCCCGCCGGGCCAGCTCACCTTCCTACAAACGCAGTACGGAGAGCCTTTCACGCCCGCGGGCTTCGGGAACTGGTTTCGGGAGCGCGCCCAGGCGGCCGGGTTGCCGGCGCGGTCGAACGCGCATGGGCTCAGGAAGGCGGCCGCCGCAGCGCTGGCCGAATCCGGCTGCACGGACAAACAGATCATGGCCGTCACCGGACACAAGAATCTGTCCGAAGTGACCCTATACACCGCCTCGGCCGACCAGGCGCGACTCGCCCGCGAGGCCATCGCGCGGCTCGAAAAGCGAACAAAGCGTCTAACCGGCTCCCGACCGGTTAGACAGGATCGCGAAAATGTGGGATAATTTCAGTCACTTAGTCTTCGCGTGGCAGTCCCTAGGGGAGTGGACCAGCCGCTTACGATCAATGGCTTACGGCGTCTAACCGGACCAGAAGCGCCCGAGAGGGCGGAAAGCGGAGTGTCTAACCGATGAGCGAGCTTCTGCGGCTTAGCGGACCATCCCTGCCACGAGTCGTCTGCCCGCTGTGCAATGGGCGCAGGGCGCATGCGATCAGCCTCATTCCGCGGCCCTGCATCTGTTGCCGCGGGACAGGGCTATACGTCGGCGACCGGTATACAGACCCGTCTGATGCGCGGGCCTTCGAACTCAACCTGCACCCGCGACCAGCCTAGCGGGTCGGCCTCTCGGGGCCGAAGACGGGCGTTGGAACAGCCCGGGGATGAGCTATGACGGCCCGATGCCCTTCACCCTCTCCAACGAGGCCCGCGGCCGCACCGTTGCGGAGTGTCACCGCCTCTCTTGGGAAGTCCGCTTCGCCTGCGATAACGGCCACGGCGGCCGGATCGGGGCGGACGAACTGCCGCAGCGCTTCCCGCCTGAGACCCGGCTGGAGGACATCGCCCAGCGCCTGGTCTGTTCGCAATGCCGCAGCCGCGAAGGCGGCCTGACGATCTTCCAGGACAACGGCGCCCAGGCTCGGCGCGACCACGCCCGCTTCAAGGCCTCGGGGAAGTACGGTAGGTTGTCTGGAGGTGACGATGGCCGATGACGAAGAACTCGACCGCCAGGCCGACTACCTGCGCTCTGTGGGAGAACCTGATCGGCCAGTGAAGCCGTGGGCCGAGCTCAGCGAAGCCGAGCGAGGGTTCTTCCGGGAGATCGCGCGGGGGAATGCTGGGGCGGCGCTGGGCTAGGGCCCCGGAAGTCTCAACGAGGTTCCTGGAAATATCCAATCAGGACCACGCATCCGGCGGCGGCCTGCATAGCGCTCCTGTTCCGCCCGAATGGCCTCAGCGTTGAGTGCGAATAGTTCTCGCCAGCGCGAAACATCGCCAAGCTCCCGCACGGCAATGTGCGAGAGCGTGTCGCCAAGTTGGACGCTAATCTCAGCCATGACCCAGCCTACCACAGTGCGGGGCGAGACCCTAGTCCCGACAGGCTAGGCGTCGCCCTCCCCGGCTGAGCTGCCGCGGCGCGCTGGTCAGCCACTCGCTACCCATCCGGGCTATCGACGCCCATCAGAGGTCAAACGCCGCCACGCAAGCATAGAAGCTCCCTCCGACAGGCCCCGCGTACCGGCCAAAGCCTTGTCCGCTGTGCGCGCCGCAGCACGGCCAAGATACGAAAAAACCCCGCCTAGCGCTAGCCGGACGGGGTTCTCGATATGTGGCCGCCTACGGCCATAGCGGATAGGCGCTGCGGGCGAGGACTCCGACCCCTCGCATCGCACCGCCAACGGTCA